GTGAGCCTATTTTTGTCGAGCTGGCCATACGAGATCCTTAAAAAAAAGCGAGCCAACACAATGCTGGCTCGCTGTCATTTCTGCTTTGCATTACGAACTTGGATTAGTTCGGCTTCGACAGTTCTTAACTGCTCAAAGACTTTGTCACGTCGCTTCGGCTTGATCTTGAGACGCATCCAGACCTCTGGCAAGCATGCGTAGTCGATCCCCAGATAAACGATGACGTGCTTGACTGCAACGACTCTCCATTGCGTCCACGTGGCCATAAAGACCCGCAGTGCATCGACGTTATCCTTGTGAAGCGGAAAGTAACCTGAGTCGCTGTCCTCTTCGCTTTCGTCATCATCGTCATCAAGCCAATCGCCAATCGTCGCTGCATCTACATTGAGACCGTCCAACTCCTTTATAGGATCGACGTTACTTGTCGACTCTTTTCTGGAGCTGGTCGCCCAATGTTTTGCAGCTTCTATAAGTTTTTTACTTTGATACCTGCTTCGATCTGATGAATCGCGGTGTTGATCGCGTTAATGATTGCTAAGCCATTTGGAGACTTTAACGCCGCTTCAAACGTGAGCGCGTTGTATTCAATTGGATCTTTCTTTTTGTTTACGACGTCTTCCCAGTCTGTCATGACTTTCATCGTGCGTTCAATGTACGCATCGAGCCACTCTTTTGAGCCGTCGTTATTGGTCTCTTGCTCAAGCTGCTTTTTTTGATCATCGCTGAGACGAACAAATGTACCAGTGAATTCATAGAATTTTGACTTACCGCCATCGAGCGCAACATAAACGCGCACTGGCCATTTGATCTTACCTTCGATTTCATCCTGAACGATAAACATGGGAACTTCTCCAAAAAAATTGGTATAAAAAAAGGGACTGGCGAACCAATCCCTGAGAGACAACTAGTAGAAATTTTTTGTTGCGATTACTGGAAGCCGAGCAGGAATTCGTCGTTACCGAGATCCGGCAATAACTTAAATGGCGTTTGAATCATCTGCACATTGTCCTCTTCCGAATAGCTGAGTTTGGTCAACTGTGTGCGTGGTGCATCCACTTTCACAATGTTGCCAGCGGTCACACCGTGCGTCATGGTGAATGCGCCAACGTCAATATTCTTGATCGCTGAGAACCAGTCTTTTACCGCAACGGTGTTAGCCTGCTGCGTCAATGATCCAGTTGGTTTGCTGTCAGTAATCGAGACACTATCAGTCATGCCGGGCAGTGAACGGAAGACGGTCTCATTTGCCAGATCAACACTCAAGTCGGACAAGACCACGCCTGCATAGCCGTGCAGCTTGATGTTTTTGGTGTTGATCGAATTGACCGCCAAAGGTTTTTTACGCGCTGCAAAACTGACCGCTGGTGCGTCAACATCGGTGACCGGAACATACACGCCAGTGAAGCTAAACTTCGCTGTCGGTGTCTTTTTGTACGTAAATTGAAACTGGACACTGCCACGCGCACCAACCATTTTATGCAAGACTTTGTCGAAGAACATATAGTGCGTGATCGACTCAGGGTTGTCTGTGATACGGCGATAGACGACTTGTGCAGGGATCACATAGACCGTTGTCGCACCTGGTGCAGTGCCCCAATCTGCGACCGTCGTCGCTATCTTGGTTGTGCCGTTGTACGCTTTAATTACACCGTTTTGACCGATACCCGCGCCGCCTATGAGATTGATACTCAAGCCGACATAAGCATTATCTACCGCAGATGCGGTCGCACCCAACGTAATCGAGTTAACCGTACCTGCGGTCGCCGTGGCCGTATGTGGCGTGGCAAGAATAGTCTCTGACATCGCGCAAGCACGTAACAAGTGACCTATTGGCGGGACTGTGCCTGCTGTACCCGACCCAGTTAATTCGGTCTCAAAAGATAACTTGGCATACAGAACGGCAAGCGTTTCTTCATCGTTACCGAAGTACGGCTTGATGTTGTCACGCGCGACGGTCTCTGATTCCATCGGCGAGAGCTCGACGTTTTTAATGATCACGCCGTTGGCACTGGCCGTTGGCACTGGATCGACCCCGTAGGTCGCTTCGATCAAAGAAAGCAATGCTTTCTTCTTTGCTTTTAGTGGTTCAGCCATGCTGAGACCTCCTTTAGTTGATATTAGTAAGCGATACGAGATCGCACTATTCGCTGCTGAACTTGCTTAGCGACGACGAGCGTTTGCGGCTGGCGTTTGATCATCCGTTTTGAGATCTTCCGCGCCGGTTTGCGCACTGGCGTCTTGCGCTGAAGGTTGTGCCTGCTCAGATTGCTGATCTTGATCATGGGCTTCCTTTGTGCGCTCGACTAAATTACGTGCGCCGTCCTCGCCGATGACATAGCTGCCACCAGAGCCGAAGTTTTGGTTCATATTGACCTCTGATTGTTGTGCCGGTTACGCTTCGATGCTGTTGGCGTCCGTGCGGTATTGAATAAAGAAATGTGATGTGACCATCGCGACGCGACCGTCTGATCCGCCGTACTTGGGTTCGTCGGTTTTGCCTGCAGAGACATCGATAATGTCGAGGTCGCTGAAGTGCAAGACCAGCGGGTGAATCGGTACAAAGTAGGTGTCAGATTGACGGTCTGGCACTGCTGATCGAGTAACGACGCTGATCATGACCTGCATCGTGTGATCCGCTACCGACAGCATGTCTTCGCTGATGTTGTTGACGCCACGATGAACGACTATCACGTCCGCATCATCAACTTCATAAGCGTCCGTTAATGAACGTGTGACGCTGACGCCCATTGCCGACAATGCCACTGCGATCTGGCTCTTTAACGCTTCGAGAATCTGTTCGCGTTTGCTTGTCATGGTTTGTAAATCTCCAACGATGCGAGGCAATATGTACTGCCGTCACCCACCACAGCAGGGAGGCGGCTTACGCGGTATGTCTTGCCGTCGATCTCTACCTGATTGTCTCGACGTAAGACAGCGTCTCTGAGGCGATAGCGCAGCGTGTGGTCTGTTGACTGTGCTACAGCTTCAAACACCACCTCAGATGGCGCGGTGTACTTGGCATAGATCGTTTTGTTTGCCGAATCGCCTGTTTTCACAAACACTTCGGATAGAAAACCTTCATCTGCCAACTCATCAAAAATAAAGTCTTTGTCGAGAGCCATAAAAAAAGGGCAGCTAAGCTGCCCCTCCATCAGTTAGGGATTGGTTAGAGAATCACGCCGATGATACGAAGCTCTGCGAGCAAGGTATTGATCGTGGCTTTGCATGAATTGGCTAGTGCTTGGGCTGTAGGCAGATCCACCGCATTGGCTGTGGCGATGTCTGCGATGGCTGTCTGTGAGCCCTCAAAGAGGCCTGCAAACGTGCCAGATAAGACCACGCTACCCACAGCGCTTGGATTGACTGCATCTGCTGCAGCAGCACCAATGAGCAAACCTACTGTACCAACTTTGTCGCAGCGATTATTCGCCGCGTCCCAGTAGATACGGTCACCTGTTGCCCATGCTTGAGCACTGGTTTTGGGTAAGGTGAAGACACCGTTGCGTTTACCTTCGACCTGCTCACCTATTAAAGCATTTTGTGATGCGATGGCGAAGATCGCACCGACTAAAAAGCCCTGACCCGCTGTCAGATTGCTGGGCGCAACTAAGGTCAACGTGCCACCCGCTTGAGTTTGATTTTTCATATAACCCTCAAAAAAAAGCCTGACCGAAGTCAGGCTGGTTTCAATAATTTCATTTTGCAGACGTCTGCAAAACAGTTGCTGTTTAACCCTGATTAAGCGCCGGGGTTTTTGTACATTGCACGATGGTCAATCGCTTTAGCAGCGAAATCGATACGGCCTTTGACTTTGAGACCATCAGAATCGAAGTCAACAGACTGCTCTGTGAACAAGCCTTCTTCGCCGTCCAAGTAGCAAAACTCGACCGTGTCACAAGCTGAAGGATCGCCCACTAAGTACCATGCCAGCGCGGATGCAGCATCGAGACGGCTTTCAATTACTGGCTCCAGCAAACCTTGGAACACGTTTTGGTCTGACGACTTCGTCGGTGTGTACGCATTGCTTGTGTACTGTGCCGCTGTTGTCTCCAGCGCCGCTGGTACCAGCAAGAATTGCGGTGCAATGTTCATCAACTCACCAGCGGGTGAGATCTGAGTACGCATTGCTGCACGACCTGCGGACAATGAGTCAATCGTGATCTTCGCACCGGCTGCAGCCAAGTTAGCATGATTCGTATGAAACAATGCTGTGCCATCTGACAATGCTGCATTGGCAGTCAAGATGCCATACACGATGTCGGATTCCATGTTCGCAGCTGAGCGACCGAAGAATTGCGGCATACGCTGCAACGCTGACAGATCGTCATTGATAATCATCTGACGTGTGAACGGTACGATCTTGCCGTAGGTCGCCAACTGGATGACTTCGCCGCCCTCGGTCAACGTACCGTATTTGTATTCACCGTCTTGATTGACTTTTTCAAGGCGGGTTGCTGCATCGAAGGCCACGCGTGTGACTGGACGGAAGTCAGACAATGTGCCTTTCTTCGCCCAGCGCGTGAATGTTTTTGGTGCGCCTGCATAAGCACTGCGCATGGTGCGCGTGATCACACCACCAAAAATCATCGGCAAATCAGTTGTGCCGATTGCGCGTGTCACATCAGACATGCCTAATGCTGCGCTGGCTAACTGCATCGGACTCATACCGCGAGTACTGATACCTGCTGCTTCCAAGCCATCACGACACAACTCACGCAACGTCAAGCCACGGTATTGACGGCCTGCGTCTGTCAAGGTCACTGCACCTGGTGCGATGCGATGAGACAGCGCATTGATCATTGCTTCGCGACGGACATCTGTTTGATCAGTTACGGTCTCGATACGATTGCCGCCTTGTGTGCGCAGGACATTTGTATTGCTGACTTCTGCCATGCGTTTGAGAATGTCTTCACGTACTGCGTCCATCGACAAACCGTGATCAACATAGCCGTCAATCAATTTGTCTTTGTCGGACAGTGTGCTTGCACGTACTGTGTCACGGATGTCTTTGACGCGTTGGCGTTCTGTGGCTGCTGCATCGCTTTGAGATGCTGGAGCAGTGTTCGTCGCTGGAGCTGGTGCTGAGTTTTCAGCAGCACGCGCTGTTTGTAAAGCTAAGTTAGCTGCGTCGGCTTGGCGCTGCAACTCTGCTATCTCTTCTTGTGGCTTTGGCATGGTGTTACCTTTCATAGTGGTAGACGTTGCAGCTGCTCCGTCCGTTGGTGAAATACTGCGGGTGATTTCGACCATGTCACAGGCGTACATGGTCGGTTTTTTTGGTTGTGGTGCATTTGGATCAGCACTGCGCACCACGGCATTCGCATCAGCTCCAATGGGTACGAGGGAAATTTCGTATGGCTCCCAATCCACGGCGCGATAGATCCAGTCGGCGTTATTTTCAACACCTGGTGCGATCATTTCCATCCGGTGAATCCATGCGCCGAGTGAGACCGAATTTAAGATCTTGTCTTTGATGTCCTGAAAGATCGGCTCTACTGCATCGCGCTTAGAGAGTCGCACCGTTGCCGCGCTGCCTTCGCTTGGCGCTGACGCTGACTCGATTACACCGAGGACTGAGTCCAAACTGTAGCTGTAGTGACAGTTCAAAAAAGGAGCGCGTCCCGATTGCAAACGCTCCATACGGACAGCGCCGGGCTCTTGGCTTAGCTGTTCTTGATAGTAGCGATCACGACCCCAGTCGTACCGACGAACCGAAGCGCCCGCAGTCCAGACTAGTTCGACTGTGCGGTCATCTGGTTTGACAGATGTGATTGGTGCTGCCCAAGTGCTCAGAGGAAGTTCGCCCTTCACTTCCTTTCGTTCTATTTTTGCTGGTTGAGGCATTTTGCCCTCCAAAAGAAAAAGGCCACATACATCGCAGGTGGCCTTCGGTTGTTACTTCAAAAAAAACTACTCAGCTAACGTCTTCATTCGCTGTTGCTTTTGCGTTGCTTTCGTTTCTGCTGTCTTGGTGCTTCTCAGAGAATCCTCTTCGATTTCCTTTGTGACGGCATCAGGATCATAGCCAAGCTCGCGGATAATTTCGGCTCGACTCATCACACCGATTTCTTCCAGCACTTGATACGCTTGCGCCTCGCGTAAGGGATCTAGCATCGGAATACGTGGTGCTGTCCAGTTCTCAGGCGCTACGTTTGGTTTCTCATACACGCCTGATAGGTAAGCAACTAACGCAAATCGCTTCGTAACTTGAGCACAAAAGCCAGGTATGAAAGTGAGCCACTGAAACTGCTCAATCATCTGCTTAAATTCCATCTTACCCATGCGACCACTAGTGAAGTTGACCTGCGAGTAATCGCCTGTCAACTGCTCATACGTCACGCCCGTGCCTGCTGCAATCACTCGGAGCTCTACACGCACCGATTCTTCGTAGCCATCACTGGCAACTGGTGAAGAGAACTCGATTGTTTCGCCTTGGCGCAGATACTGAATCAAGCCGGGACTGAGCTCTTCAACACTTCGACCCGCTTGGTCTGGGGCTTGTGTTACCCCAGCACGAAACGCGTCATCAGGCGAAGTGATGAAGGCTGCAAAACAGGCTTCGATTTTCTTTCTGACGCTGTGCGCTTCTTGGTAGTCATCGAGATCACGCGCCTTCCAGATAGATACAGCAAACTCTGAGAAGCCGCGCACCTGTCCAGGTCGCCCAGTGCCATCGAAAATGTGCAGGATTTCTGTCGCAGGCACAAATCGACTTTGCTTACCAATCGCAAAAAGCCCTTGATCGCCCGGATGATTGTCGAACATCCAGTAGCCGGTGCGCTGGCCTAAATAATTGAACTGGACACCCGCAACACAAAAGCCACCTGCAACTTCACAGGTCTTTTCTGTGTCGAGATGATCGGCTTCTAAAATCTGCAACTGCAGCGGGACGGTCAAGCCATCCTCAGGTTTACGTACTCTAAAGCGCACGAATACTTCACCATCTGCCCAAACTGCCCTCACCACTTGCGCTTGTATCGCACCGAAGCTGAGCATCCCTGCTGCATCACACTCGCCTTCTGCCCAAGTCTTAAAGATCTTGGCGTGTCGATCATTGGCGAACTTAGGCATGATGCCTGTGCCGACAATGTTGGAGACCATGATCTTCAATGCTCGCTTCATGTAGCCGTTGTTTTGGATCAAGTCACGTGAGCGATTGCGGATTGTGCGTAAGCCATTGTTGAGCTCTGCGTTGATGCTGCCACCGCCAGGTTGCCATGACGATGATCGACGACTTGTCTTAGCTGCATCAAAACCACGCTTGGCTATTGCATTGAGAGTTTGACGGGCTGTCGCTCGATGCACTCCCGCACTTGGGGAGAAGTAGCCAACAAGTTTATCTGTCCAATTCATCTTAACCTCGACTAAAACTTGCGATAGAGCCACGGGTGCGTGGTGTGCTTGATTCTGATGCTAACGACGACTTTACAAGATCGCGTGCTTTGAGCAGCTCATTCAAGCTACGATACACGATCTTTTCACCATCGCATTCGACCGACAAGCGACCAGATGCAATGGCTTTGTTCAGCGTCGCAAGATTTGCTTGTGTGAACTCCATTACCTACCTCCATTAATCCAATTTTTACGCTTTGTGATCCACGGTTGTTTTGCTGGCACCGTAGCCTTGGGTGGTTCAACTATGGGCTGCGGTGGAGGTACTACGATTTGCTGTGTTGGCGCGACTTGCTCCACCAAGCCGAGATCTTTTGCAGCTTCGTCAACAGCCTGTATGCACTGCGTCATGACACTGAAAAGATCGGCGATGCGTGGTTCTAATGCGCTTTCTAGCTCTATCCAGTCACTCTCCTTCATGCAATTGATTCGAAGACGTGGATGGTATGCACAAGCCAAGTTGTAGACTTTGCAGTCGAGTACTTCATTTCGCGTTCGGATTTTTTCCCATCGGTCTTTTGATGGGTTGTAGTACTCAGCGACAAGCTGCTTGTAATACTCATCATCAAGACCATCTGGGAACCGCATACGACGCGATGCCATTGGCGTGCCTTCGTCGTCATCAGCTAGCAGCGATGCATAGATTTTGTCTTTCGCTGTATCCGTTCCTACAATCCAAAGCTGAACACCGTTTTTGTAGGTCGCACCCTTGATCGTCACGTCTTGCTGCGATGGGCGACCGATGATTGGTTTGTGACTTTCTTTCGCGCCCTTCACAGCGAACACGCCGCGATGCTGTCTCAATCGGCAGTAGTCGTAGACTTCTTGCGTGGCACTACCACCGGAGTCGATAGCCATGAGCTGGATACGCATATCGATGCCGAAGGAATTTCTGATCGGCTTATCAAGCAGCTTGTCTAACTCTTCCCACGGCGCGGAGGTTGTCGGATCGCCACGAATGACAATGTGGTCAATCGTCCAGTTCTTCATCCCCCTGCCCCAACCATCAATCCCAACTTCTAGCCGGTCGCCTTGGGTATCGACTGATGCGGTCAGGATCAAACAGCCGACTGGGATTGTGCTGAGCTGGTATGGTTCTGCACGGCGTTTGATTTTTTCCCAGCGCACTTCCTTACTGACATCCTGCCAGCACTCTGCCAAGAAGTTATTCACAAACGCGATCAACTTCGAGATATCGGTTTGTGCCTCAATCCAATCTCGGACGGACTCTGCCCAAGGACGCCAGCCAAGTGGCGCATACATCGCACTCAAATGGAAGCTGGCCGTCATGCCATCACCGACCGCTGTCGGCATCCAGTAAGCGTTGTCGTATCCTCTGGTCTTCCATAAATGCTCAGGACTGCCAGCCGAGCAAGTCTCGCAGTGATACAGCACAGTGCTTGGATCGTCATTGATCCATTTCATTCGATCCCATTTAAAGAACTGTGGGTGCTTGCACTGAGGACAGTGAACGAAGTACCTTCTTTGGTCGCCGCGCTCGTATAGCTTTTCAATCTGGCTTTTGCCTTTGATCGTTGGCGTAGAGTTTGCAAAGACCTTTGCTCTGCGACCGTAGTTGCTGGTACGGTTTAACGCGAGGTCGATTGGATTACCTTGACCATCGACGTTGAGCTGGTATTCGTCTACTTCTTCCAACAGCACATAGCGAATCGTCGAGGACTTGAGTCGACCTGCTCGCGTTGCACTGGTGAAGTTGAGCATTCCACCGGGGAACTTCTTGCGCAGCTTGGTGTTGTTACTGCCTTTCTTGTTTGCTGATGGGATGCGCTTGCGCAACTCCGGTGTCGATACGCGCATCGGCTCGAATCGATCCATCTCCCATTTTTCAGCATCGTCCTTAGTCGCAAAAACGGCGAGCATATTGCCCGCCGCTGATGTGATGTTTTTGCCGACAAAGTTTTCACCTAATGCCGAGCCACCTAGCTGGTGACCTTTCTGCATTCCAACCAAACGCACAAACGAATTGTCGAACGGCGTAGTGTCATCGTGCGCATACCGAGTGACGTTACTCGGTATACCTGACAACGCATCCATGATGCCAACCAGATACGGTGTCCGCTCGTTTCGCCAACGTCCAGGTTCAGGACTATTTTCAGGCAAGATCCGGTAGCGTGCTGACCATTCCGCGATGCCGATACGTTCATCGGGCTTAATGGCCTCCGCGATCTTCCTCAGAAATTCGTCATGAGCTCCCATCCTCCATTTCCTCTTGATCTTGGTCTTGACTTTGATCGGTTAGCATAGTTTTGAAATCAATCGCTTCAAGTGCTGCAGCTAGTTCGCTTTCCAGCATCGTTTCAATACGATAAGGATCAGACTCAGCCGCAAGTAAGTCTTTTGTCCGCGCTGGCACATTCATGATGGCGTCACGTAACGTCCTGAACGATGTGAACACCAAGCGCTTGGCGTCATCTAGATCAAGCACTTGCCCCTTGAGTTTATTAAGCTCAATGCGCTCTTTCTCCATGCGAATTTCTTCACGTGAAGTTCGATGTCGTTGGTACTCCGAATTTTGTGGAACGACTTCTTCGTCGTCATCCTCTGGATCATCGAGATCAGGATCGCTCCCGCTCATACCGCGCTTGCCGATGTCAGTATTCGCCGCCCACTCTGCATCAGCGAGCCGCACATTGATTTTGCCATTAGGCTGCTTAGTGATCCGGCCATACCTAATCGCCTTTTGCACCGCGCTAAGTGCTACTTCACGATGTCGGGCATACGCTCGAAGGCTGACCTCGATGTCAGTTTGTTCTGTTGAATCCATGTGAATGCTCAGGTAAGTGCTAGTGACCACCGACCACCCAAGTGACCACCCAAAAAAAACTCATAGTAGGCACGAGCCACGTGCGCGAATTACCCATATCCTACAAAGTCCCAGGAAGGAACCGGACAGGGTTGGCTGTGACCTCATGGCTTGCGAGCCGATTTGATTGCAGATGCCCATGCATCCTGCAGGTTCTTCTCAAACATCTTGTCCACCGTGTCGTGTGCGATCTCACTGAAGTTAAATCGTTTCTCATACCGCGCATCGGTTGTAAATATCAACAGCGGTGCAATCGATGTGTTTTCATTCACGCGTGTATAGACACCAGCAGGACGACCCGTGCCTTTAGGCGTACCAGAGAAGAAGCGTTTAGCTTTACCTGATGAGTTCACATCGCGAGCGATCTTGAGCAGCTTTGCTTTACTGATGTTACCGAACTGATTTCGTTCAGCGGCATCACCTGGCATCACATAACGTGAATCACTGTTCAGTTTGAATTTCTCTTCAAACGATTTAAATCCACGTGCGCCACCTGTCAATTGCGGATAGAGATATTGTGCTTGGATGTCTTTAACGTAGACACTCGCTCTCAGCGTTTGCTTTGTCGCTGGTGTGAACGCCATCGCACGCTGAGTGAAAGTCGTCGGATTATCAAAGTCTGATTTGATATGTTCTGTGACCTTCGCATGTGCATTGCGCACTGTCATCGTCAGTGCTTTGGCTACAGCGAACGGTGCTTGGTTCACCGTGAACTCATTGAAGCCACTCACAACATCACTTAAATTCTTTGCACGGATCTTTATCACAATTCACTCGCTACCTAGTGCAGACGTATGCACAGTTCATCAATGAAAAATGCCCCCGTATCAATAAGATAAAGGGGCATTTTTAGTCTTTAGTTTTCCTTCGGCGCAGGCGTCCCCAACGGGACGGCTTGTGCCTCAGGACATGGAACTGACCATGTGTGCAAGTTGTAAGACCGAATTCTAGCATCACTTTTTATTTGCGCAAGCGCGTCTTGCAAACTACTGAGCGCTTTACACAACACAACATGAGCAACAGCCTTGTTTGCACGGCGGTTATATACTCGCAGCTTACGACTGATTTCATCCCAGTTATGCTGCCAAACAAACTTAGCACGCAATACCATCCGTTGATCTTCGAGCGTGATCAACCTAACAGCTTGCTCTATCAACCAACCATCTAACTGATCTGTTGAGGGCTTTAACCCACCAGCAGCCAATGTCTCAAACTCATTGATCGTCATGAGCGATGCAACACTCTTAATCATCTCAAGATCACGCTGAGCAATGTAGGCCGCTGCCCACGATGCACAGCAGCTACCTGATGCACCACGTCCAAACAATACAACGCTACGCCAGTTATGCAACCGTCTCTCAAGATCAGCATCGATTACCACTTCCCATCGATCCACCTGATGGTTCGTCATTGCTTTAGGCTTAGCGATAAAGAAGCCTCGCTTGCGCTCATTAGTTTTATCCGACATAAGCAGCCTCATTAAGTATGGCACGCAACTGGAGCGCAACACGCCGCGCCTCTTCGTGACACTGCATATCCTCACGCTCAATCTCAATCCCTCGTGTCAAAGCAAACGCGATCGCATCTACCATCCACTGAGGATCTGATCGCACCTGCATACCGCATTCATCGTAGTGATACGCGCTAGTCACCCGTGTATCTGGCGTGCCGAAGGTATGCAGGTTCTCCATCGAAAAGAAACAACCAACCTCTCCACCCATCGCACGCTTGAGCAAGTCGTTTACAACAGGCACGCCCATCTGTGCTCGCAAAAAGTCAATCTTGACTGCAGTCGCTGGCATCACTGATCTCAAATTCATTTCAACACCCTCACATTTCAACTGTTAACGTGGTCTTACAGCATCACTAACTGGCTCTGTTACGTTGAAACCCGCATGGTTATTATGTTTAACAGGGTTAACAGGGTTAACGTAGTAAAAACACTCACGCGAGGAAAAACGCAAAAAATCAGAACTAAAAAGAATCAAACAACACACATACGCTCGCCTGCGCGGGAGACCCTGTTAACCCTGTTAACCCTGTTAACCCCGCATCACATATAGCTTTGCGCGTAACAGGCACAATCAAGCACCGTGTTAATACTGTTAAAGTCAGAGCGAACATCAGCACTGATCCTCATCTTTAAGGCCAGCAGCTTTGCGGAAACTTTCACAGTTCTGCGAGTGGTTCTTTTTGCCGTCATCA